GGAAGTTCATGGCGACGAGCTCCCTATTGAGATCAATCATGAGGGAGACGTTGTAACACTACCAATTAGTTTGGAGTGGAAACAGAGCGATGCGCACCAGCTGCACTTCTTCGTGGAAGAGTGCAAGCAGGTGTATCGCATGTCACTCGTTGAAATCGATCTTGATGGATTCGAGGATTTTCAGACCATTTCATCGATCTACAAGGAGCACTTGGAATTCCTTGTTGAATTTTACACAGAAAGGATCAAGAGAATATTCGATGTTACGGAGCGAGAAGGAGCAAACTTCTATGCAGATCAGTACCGTTGCATCGCACGTCAGTGGATTCAGAAGATTGATGATAACCTTCATAGGTTTTGGCATACGCCCTCAAATGAGCATGCCGTTGACATCTTGTTGAAGAGTCAAAAAGAGACCCCTTGTTTCACAAGGAAGAGGGGTTTCGGACACATGGAGGTTGACAAAGGAGATGAAACCACACAGATTGAGGAGGAATCATTTTACATGAAGATCAATCGCGCACTTGAGATACGAAATTGCAGGGCGCGGTTGCGTTACCATCGGAAGAAGATGAGAGAATCGAGGATGCCCGGAAACAAGGCATACCACGCTCGAGCAATCGAGAAAGAAGAGCTCTTGTTGAAAGAATGGAACGCATTGCCCTCCACCGGAAAGAAACAAGGGTGGGGGCACATGTGGAATGAAGAAGGAGAATATTACGATCAAGTGGACAAGAAGATTGAATCAGAGATGAATTATGATCTAACCGCAGACATGGTTGCAGCCATGTGCAAGCGGTTTGGAGATGTTCACTTGAACAAAGAAGTAGCGAAGACAGAGTCGCGTTTCAAGCGACGATTTCGACCGGAGATCGTCCTGATCAAGAAAGGAGAAAGTTTTATACCGAGGAAAGGTGCTCGCGTGATAGAAGTCAGCGAGAACTGTGACCGCGATGCGGTCATGGGAGTGTTGAAAGCATACAAGAAGACACCACCTTTGCAGCGAGCAGAACTAGTCCGACGTAAGTTGGACAAAGCAGCAGATCAGGAAATTAGAAGGAGAAGAGACGCGAAAGCTACCGGACACATGATGGGAGGTATCGTCGATGAAATAGTTACGAAGGCCTCCCAAGGTGTTCGTACTGTAGTGAGAGAGGAATTTAGGGCCGCGGTGAGAACAGAGAAAGCCGCGGTTCGAATCGAAGCAGAAAGGAGAGAAGCAATGGGAGGATGGCAGTACGCAGTTGATGCGGCTGTTGTCTTACCGGCGCTTGCTGTCTTCATCTATTCAGTACACAAGTTAAAGAACGAGAGAACATTTAGATGGAGCATGGCAGCAGTGATCTCTGGAGGAATACTGCTTTCAAAGATGTACGACTTAATTTCGACAAATCTGGTGCCTTTCCTAGCAGAGCTCAGGGCTTTGATGCCCGGGGAAGGCCACATGGAGGCCAACACGGTGGACCCGTGGGAGACTTTTAAGAAGGAACCTATTTTCATACAAATGGCCGAGTGGTTGCGACCGGCAACTATCCGTTACGAGACCGTCCCGGAAGATCGGGCGCGTGGATTTACGCGCTTGTTTGACCAGGAGGTTGATTACAAGTCAAGATTCTTTGAATATTTGGCGCGTGAGCATATTGAGCGCGATGACCATTTGGGACCAATGACCTTTTTAGGTCCCAACGATCCAGAGAACACATTACCAGGACAATGGATGGGCATTGGATACTTGAATGCCTATGATGGACAGAGACTTTGTGCAGCCCCTGGATGGGGGCCCACGAAGCGGGCATGTGAGCGGATGATCTTTTTCCGTTTCATGTGCTGGTTGCACTATCGCTGTTGTCACGGCGTTTGTGCACTAACAGGACCGAATCATGAGGATTTCTGGTCCCGACCGTTTGGGGCCACGATTGAATCATATACCACGGAGATGAATATGCTTCAGTGGGTCGTTGAGAACACACCGGAACTACCAGGTGAAGGACATGGAGGAATTGAGAGTGTTATTTCGACGATGTCGCAGATTGGAGCAATGGCTGCCATCGCTATCACGGCGAAGACGGCCCCCCAGGGGAAGATGCTTAAGGAGG